TAGGAAAGTTGCTGATAAAGTGGAAAGTCTTCCACTATAAAATAAAGGGTGTAGTGGTACAATTGCCAAATTAGCTGAATAACAGTTAGTTGGTATTGGTTGACATAATGTTATTGTGTCATTCGTATATTGAAAATAAGATCTAATCATCTTAGATTCAGATACAGGGGTGGTGAATGTGTTCAGCACTCCCTTACTTTTACGGTTGTTGCCAAAAGCTAAATCTTGCTGTTGGCCATACATAATTCGTAATCTAGGCATTCTTGAACGTGTATTGAAAGTTCTATTAAACTTGAACTTTCTCTTTGGCTTACGGCGCTTATTGCCTCGGCCTTTGGTTTTTCCTTTGGGTGCCTTTCCGCCCATCTTAAGGAATTCATTGAAATTGGGTTCTGTACTCATAGTTGTTGAAAATTTTGAATGAAATTTACAAAAATAACAAGACCAGTAGAACAAAATCATAGCAACATTAAGTTACTAAGATTGCATTGTCGAGATAAATTGTATGGGATCACTAATGTGGTTATATCCTTGCAATTTAAAATGAGTTCCTCAATCTGTAGTTGGGTTAAGGGGTCGATATTATATTGTTCAGAATAAAATTGACGTGCGTCATCAGTTATTGTTACTGGTCCAAAATAATGCTGTTTTTCAATTAAAGGTTGATAAACTGTAGAGAACCACCAATCCTCCAAATACCTCTTATGGGGTTGGATATCGGGGTTATTTTTTCGTAACTGCTGTATTATCTTAAAGGCAAGTACCCCTGCAATAGGAGTAAATTGTCCAATACAGTATAAAGACATAGCTTTTGCTAATAGTAACTCATTAAGGACTTGTGGTCCAGAGTTAAAATATTGGCTATGATGTGTCCAACCAACTCGAATTGTATTTTGAACACTAATTAAAGGTTTTAGGTCAGTTGGATTATAATGGATTCCGCAAAACACTGCTTTTTGTAAAGATTGTAAATATTGTAATTTAATTGAGAATCCTAATGTTTCAAAATCAAATTTAGTTAAGGCATTACTAGACATGCCGAAAATTCCATCATCTCCCTCCACGATTCCATCCACCTGTATGTTATGACAATGACATAAAAATAACATATTCATTAAGTTTGAAAAGGAGTTTCCTAGGGATGTCCACATTTCTCCAGACATTCGAGAACCAACCACACGAAAATGGTAGTTCCCTTTAACATGCTTAACACTCTCATTCCTTGGAATAATTTTCCCATTAGGCATAGTTTGGTAATAACATTTAAGTACATTTTCGAGAATTATTGGGTTGTTTTGAAACATGTATCTAAATAGTTGGCATTCAACTGAATCAGTATATAAAGGATTAAATCCGGATTCAAAACTAGTATAATCAGTTTGTACGAAATATTTGAATGTTTTGAGTTTATCAATTAAGGAGGGTATTTCTAACACCTGATGATGTTTTATAAAATGAGGAAGTTGGAAGAATTGGTCTTCTATTAATCTAATATAAGGACCTAAATACACTTTAAAAATATCGGTCCTGGAGTTTATAAATCTCAGGTTCTTTAAGGTTGAATAAAATTCACGTTTAATGAATGATTTAACCTTAAAATCTTGTTGGTGTAGTAAAAAGTTCCGTTGTGATAATGTTGCAAAAGAAGCACGTAATTGTTTCTTTCGATTCTCAGTGTAATGGCAAGACAAAAGCCATAAATCAAATTGTTCCTGCATATCACTTAAATGTGGTAAAGGAGTGAGATTTTTCTTCAAATAACTTCCTACAAACGTTCGTAATTTAAGCAGTGTGTCCTGTTGCGCAACAGGCATAATAGGACTGATACGCTTACAGTATGCAAGAAGCAGATTATCTGCTAAATCTGGGTCGGTACAAAAGGGTATATCCCTAGTGACAGGCCCAAACCTAATTGCATAAGGTTTGACTACCTTTGCTTCACGATGTACAGAGATCTTAGGATAGTCATCTCCAGTTGTTCTATAACAATAACCATAAGTGTTATTAGATAGATTTTTAATTTTACGGTTTTCAATTTTAATATTAAAATTGAAAAAATCGTTCCCATTTTTGACAACTGGTATGTAGGAGACCTTTTGAAAAGTGTCTCCATTGTTAGAACCCACAGGGGTTCTAAGCCTAGTTACAGATCCTTTTATTTTCTGTTTACCAAGTTCGACTTCACAACGGGGAAGGGAAAAAGGTAACAGTTGCCGTCTGTCTTAAGGAAATATTTTAATATAAAATTGTCACGATCAAGCCCAAATAAGTAGTTTTTCCTATTAAAGGAAAATTGATATCCGTTTCCTTTCTTTAAGTAAGTGTCAAGTTGATCTTTTTCGCCTTCAGTCATTACTTCTAGTAAATGCATGTGAGGCAGACATTTATTATAATTTGCAAGGAAGTAATAAATTACTTCCATTGCCGTATAATGTAAATTTCCTTCACCGATTTCATAATTTTCATATGATGATAATTGTGTTAAAACGGGCTGTAACATTTGTAATCCAAACCAGTAGCTGATTTCAGCTTTACTGTAGTATTCATCTCCACTAATCTTAAAATTATTGTAAGAATTAGTGAGCATTGGACTTAAATCAGAAGCACATTGTTTAACGGTAGGTCCATGTATCCTTATTGGGGAACTAGTATAAGTGGTGTTATTCTCTTTGAGAATTGCAAGACTCAGTTTAGTGATTTTCCTAATGTTTCCCCTGACACGTAATTGACTATGATATCTTAATAAATAATTATGAAGATATACATGGTGGTGAAACGAATATTTTTTTGTATACATGTCATTATAATCTACCATTTTTGCTTTGACGCTACCAACCAATGGTTCTCGGGTAACCCATTCCTTTGCCTTAATATTGTTAATCCTTGTGCGACGATTGTCACGGATTGACCGAAGTTCAGTTTGATTTAAGGAAACAGGAGATTCCTTTTGTATCTCAACTTTGGTTGTTCCAACACGCAACTTAACATTTCTGTTGTTATTATTATTGTTACGTAAAATCTTGTTACGTACAATAGGTTGTTTTTCAACAGGATTGACCTTCTTTTGAGTTAATTTGTCTTTAACATTAAAGTCTTTGTTAATTGTTGTGAATGTTAATTTTGTTGGTTTCTCATGGATTGGGGCTAAAGAGTTAAATAACGGGTTAGTAAAATCCATGTTTTTCGGCTGTTTTACATAATTTTTCTTGGTCATTAACCACTCAATTTCAATTAATTTTTGTTGTTGTATTAATTGTTGTTTGGTTAGAGTGGGTTTTTGTTGTATGGGAATTACGTTATGTTTTTGTGGTTCCAAAGATAAAATTATCATTTCTTCGGTTTGTGGTTGTGGTTTTGGAACAGGCACTTTATGAACATAATTGAACATTTTATTTAATAATTTTTCACTGATTTTTTCGAAAGATGTAAGTAAATTGAAATAATCAATTTGCATGGTTCGTAAATTTAAGTCTTCACTTAAGTTGTCCTGTTTAGGAATCATAGATTCATTATCAGTGTATTTTTCTATATTTGGAATAAAAGTTTGTTTATTTTCCAAATAGGGATGGATGAGATTTAATGTGGGTGCAAAAAGGCCAACAGATGTTGACGGTTTTGGTTCAACTTGAACTACTTCCACATTCTTTATTTTATTTAACTCGTCATTGAGTATTTCATCCTCTACGTCCATTGTTATTTGGGGGAGGGTTTTGTCCATGTCAATAGTGATTACAGGTATTATTGGGTTTTGTATTGTTGGTTCAATTTTAGGTTGTTGAATGGGTAATTCAATTTTTTGTTCAATAATAATTTCAGCCGGTTTAATTAATTTAGTCTCATCACTTTTAATCTCAACACTTTGGATGACGTTATTTTGTTCATCCCATAATTGTTTTTCTTCCTCAATTAATTTTAAGGCGACCTTTTTTGTTAATTTTTTCATAACATTGTTTATTCTCTTAAAGTACGTTGTTGGCCCATCATTAGTATAGACTGATAAAACAGTGGATACAAATTTAGGTGGTTCGGGGGTTAATACTCTAGGTTGTTTTTCCTTATCATTTTGGACTTCTTCAGTGGTACTTTCAGTGGATTGGGTAAGGTCAGGGTAAGGTTGTAATGTGTCATCCAATGGGATAGGGGTACCAAAATCAGTTGGTTCTCCATCACGTGA